TTCCTCAAAGATGAGAAGCAAGTCGAGAAAGATATGGCAGCGGCTGCGAAGGCTCAGGCACAGGCAGCGGGTATGGAAGCTGGTGCAATTGAATCAGCGAAAGGAAATGTATGACAATCGAACAAACACCAACTACTGAAACAGGTGTAGCGGATAAACCGAGTCCTAACGAGGACTACAAGAACAACCCACTACTCGATGAGAATGGTAATCCAAAGCCAGCACCAGCACCAACTACTGAGGTTGCCCCTAATAAGGACACGACAACACCAGTAGAGGAACAGGATAACACCAAACCACCTTCACCAGACTGGACAAACTTGTCAGGTTTAGAACGGTTAGAGACATTCTTAAAAGAAGCGTCACTGAAGCCATCCGATGTTGCTAAAGCAGTAGCGGAGAATGGTGGGCGAATTACACCAGACATCCTGAAAGCCTTAGAAGAAAAGCATGGTGCAGGTGTAGCAGCGTTATTATCAGAGCAGGTAGTGCAAGTACACAAAGACAGTGTAGCAGCAGTACAAGCACGAGATAATGCAGCGTACAAGGTATTAGAAGAAGCATTCGCAGGTATCACTACACAGCCGGGTTCTGAGACATTCAAGGAATTAAAAGGTTGGGCAGAAGCAAACGTACCAAAAGAAGAACGTGCCGAATTAAACGTCATGTTACAGAAGGGTGGTTTATCTGCTAAGTTAGCACTTACGCATTTAGCGAATGAGTTCAAGAGTACAGCGAAGTTAGTAGTACCAGCAGGATTAGTCCAAGGGGACAGAACTTCTACTTCTAATGACCTCAAACCAATCTCTCAACAAGAGTACACAAGCCAACTACGTGCCTTAGAACAGAAAGGTCACGTATATGGACAATCACAAGAAATGGCCAATCTTGATGCACAGCGGTTAGCTGGCAGAAAGCGTGGCATTTAATAAGGAAACAAGATGACTATTCTTTTACAACAAACCGCAGCACAACCTACACGTTCTGGTCATCAGGGCGGTATTGACTCCGGCGAGATTAACCCGCTATACATCGAGCAGTATGGTGGTGAAGTAGAACATCGGTTCTTGAAAGATTCTTTCATGCGTCAGTTCTTCAAGTTCAAGTCAGTACGCGGTACAGACACCATTACTAACTCACGTATCGGTTCAACCGAGTTACAGAAAGTTACTCGTGGCGTACGTCCTACCGACCATGCACCGACCTTCGATAACATTTCGATCAAAGTCGATACAATGGTACTGGCACGTACTACACAAGCATTGCTGGATGATTTCCTGTCACATATCGACGTTCGTAAAGAAGTTGGCATTGAACATGGTAAGACCATTGGTAAGTTCTTCGATGAGTCATTCATCGTACAAGCTATCAAGGCATGTCAGATCACCAACTTAGACCCAGCAGGTGTCAAGCGCGGCGGTTGGACAGAAGCACACAACCCAGCGTCACACACTAAGCCGGCGGAGATCATCCGTACAGCACCGAAGGATTTCCAAGGTGGTACGGTTGTCGTACTGTCAGGTGCAGGCGATGACGTAGATCCAGATTTGCTGGAGCGTTCAATCCAAGACCTGTGCCAACGGATCGAAGAGAAAGACGTTGACATTTCAGAAGCAGTACTGTTGATGCGTCCAGCACAATACTACGCGTTACTGAAGAACAACAAACTGTTAGACAAAGACTTCTCTACTTCGAATGGTGATTACGCCAGCGGTAAAGTACTGATGGCTAACGGTGTACGTGTTCAAGTAACCAACCGCTTCCCGAAAGCAGCCGATGTAGGCGTACAACATTTCCTGTCTAACGCAGGTAACGGTAACGCATACAACGTAAGCCAAGCAGATGCGAACTGTCGAGTACTGTTACTGATGCCAAAAGCATTGTTAGCAGGTGAGACTATCCCACTGACTTCGGACGTTCACTACTCTAAGACAGAACTGCAATGGTTCATTGACTCATACTTAGCGTATGCTGTCACACCGAACCGTGCAGAGATGGCAGGTGGTATCTTCCGTGCTGCACCAAACGTAGCATAAGTAATACTTTAGAGTACATCTTCGGGTGTACTCAATAAGTGTTATTACAAACACTAAGATAGCCGGTTAACGCTGGCTATACCTTTTTTCTTTTGCAAAGGAAACAACATGACAGAGTTAGAAGTCGTTAACGACATCCTTAGAGCAGCGGGTGATTCACCTGTTAACTCTATCAACTCTACCCATCCAGCTGTAACTGCTATCCGTACACAGGTTAATCGTACAGTGCAGAAATTACAACGTAGAGGATTCTGGTTTAATACAGAACATGGCCACGAGTTTCAGCCAGCTAACAATCGAATTACATTGCCGAATGACGTGAGTTCAATTGTACCGGAAGACCCTAACGTAGTTATGCGTGGTACAGCACTATATGATCGTAAGCGGAACACCTATTCATTTGAAGTACCTGTAAAGGTTATCTCATTGATTCGTGTACTAGAATTCGATCAGCTACCAGAAGCTATGAAGGAAGCAGTAAAGTATGCAGCAGCGGTAGAGTATGTTCGTGACACACTAGGTGATCAACAACTGATTGCTGATTTGAAGGTATTAGCACAAGATTCTATGTTAGCGGTATTGAACGACAACTTAGAAGCTGAGCAACTTAACGCATTCAATCGTCCAGCAGCACGTCGTATGAAAGCGGGTGTATTCCCATCATGGAGAAATTACTAATGAACTATGATGCTACATACCCTGCACCCGTATACGGTATAAGTACCTTATCACCTAGAGATAGGCGGTATGGTACAGCTGAGGAACAGATTAACTTCAGGTCAGACCCTGTGACTAAGTTAACTAGACGCCCACCAGCAAAATGGAAAGGTAAGTTAGCAACTATAGCAGGTGCAGTAGCAAGCCATGAATACCTTCGTAATGGCGCAGTAGTCCGTGTACTAGCAACATCGACAGGTACAGTAAAAGCATTTATCAATAACATAGAGAAATCTGTTACAGGTAATATCAGTAGTTACATAGGTAACATTGATGATGTTGTAATGAAGACTATCAACGATACGACTTTTATTCTGAATAAGAAGAAGGTAGTACGTATGACTTCAGATACAGACACACTAATCGAGAAAGTGGTACATGTTAACGTAACAGCGGCATTGAACTATGGTGAGACAGTAACATTAAAGTTGCGTGTAGGTTCAGGTGCAAGTACAACGTATTCTTATTCTGTACCAGACTTAGGCAGTACACCAGTATACGATGCAGCAGACAAGGCACGAGCTACAAATAAAGTAGCAGAGCAGTTAGCATATGCTATCAACATTCATGTAGGTGGTGGTTATCAAGCTAAGCACGTAGGCTCATCAATAGGTATCTGGAGTTCAACTGATTCTACACAATGGGTAGAGGTTACAGTAGAATCTGGACAAGGTGACAAATCTGTAATTGCAATCAATCGGGTGATTGAGGATATTGCAGGACTGCCAAGATACGCAGTACACGGTACACATATTAAGGTACAGCCTAACCCTGAATCAAATAAGGGTGTGTATTACCTAACAGCGAAAGCAGTACGGCCAGATGGGACTATACCAGTAACACCGGCACATCGCTTCTTAGAAGAAGTAGTGTGGGCTGAGAGTAGAGCAAGTACAGAAGCATACAAGCTAGATGAAACTACACTACCACACACATTGTTATATGATGCAATCTCAGATACGTTCACATTAGGTGTACCATCAACAGGTTGGGCAGAAAGAAAGACAGGTGACAATATATCATCAAAGGTTCCAGTGTTCGTCAATAAGACGATTGAGCATATGGGCTATTTCCAAAGACGTTTAGTATTCGTGAGTGACAACTCAGTTATTATGTCAAGAACCGATGATATATTTAATTTCTGGCGACAGTCAGCAGTAAGTTTGATTGTGACAGACCCTGTATCAATTGATGCTAGTACAACTGACATTGATAAGCTGAACTACATTACAACACACAACCGTGACTTGTTAATCATTACACGTAACGCGCAGTTGAAGATTCCTGGAGATTCACCAGTAACACCAGAGACTGTAGCAATGCCAGTAGTCACAGAGTTCGATGTGTCAGTATCAGCAGAGCCAGTACCATTGGGTAACTCTATGATGATACCACTATCGTATGGTGCATCATCAGGATTAACTAAGTACGAACGTGAGAAAGATAGAGAACAAGATAACGCTAGTGATATAGCAAGTCATGCAGTAGGTCTTATAAACGGCCATATTACAGCATTGACATCAAGTTCTAATCTGGAAATGGTTATTGCTAGAAACAGTACTAACCTGAACACATTGTACGTGTATGAGCAGTTCACATACGGCTCAGATAACAAGCAACAGTCTTGGAGTAAGTGGGTATTCCCATACGAGATTGTGAGTGCTAAGTTCATCAACAACGTACTGTCATTGTTGTATCGTGACCCAATCGTACCAGCAGACTTACATGTGGCAACTGTAGAGTTCCATACCAGAACAGGTGAACTAGATAAGATTTACTTAGACTCATCAATTCAGGTAGCAGTACCAGATGGTGTAACAGTACCCGTACCAGCAGGCTATAACACCTCGGATTGTGTAGTAGTCAGTGTGGGCCAGAACTTTAAGTATGTGAAACTACCATATACGAAAATAGGTGACACCTTGGTGCTTGCTAAGAACATTGGGATTGGTGGACAAGTAATCGTAGGTTTACCTATGACATCAGTGTATCGGCCAACACGCCCATTCAAACGGGATGAGAACGGTATTGTTGTAACTAGTGATCCAATCAAGATTAACAAGTTCACATTACACGCAGTCAATACTGGCAGTGTGTCAATCCGTACAGTGTCGAAGTTCTATCCAGACTCACCACAACGATTCATCGCGAGGGAGTTAGGTACTGAGACAAGTCTACTGGCAGCAAGAGCATTACATACAGGAGACATCAAGTTTGGATTCCAACATGATGCAAGTACAGCACTAGCAGAGTTCTTCACAGAAGACTACTTAGGTGTAACTATCTCCGGTATCTCATGGTCAGGTCAATACAACCAACGTAAGCGGAGGCTATAATGAGCATGTACGCAATGGCTATCCAGCAGGGTATGTCAGCACTAGCGGCAGCAGCAGACCCTGAAGGTACACCAGAATTTGCCAATGCCTACAACATGGCAGCGGCACGGTTTAGATCAGCATCTGCAAAGAACACAGCAGAGCGGAATATCTCAGCAGTACGTCAGGATAAGATCCTTACTAATACTAAGATTCAGTTACAGGCAACTCAAGCTGAGGCAGCACAGAAGGTACAGAACGCTGTACTAGGTCGTGTTGGTGATTCAGCAGATACTGTTAAGGATAATATCCAGAAGACAGCAAGCCAGATGACGCAGGCTAATGAGAAAGAATCTCGCCAACGTGAAGAACGGTTACTGGCAGAGGTGAATAATTCACAGTCGTCAATGTTGTCACAACGGGATCAAAGTCAATCATTTGCTAGTGGGTTACTACAGACGTTTAGTGCGTTTGAGTTCAGTGACCTGAAGCTAACTAATGACTTAGTAGATAAGATGACTTCAACACCTAAGAAGGGTACTAAATGAGTAGTCCAGTAACAGGTGTAGCTGACTCGATGATTACAGCCAATGCTATTCAAGCGGAGGCTCGTGACCAAGGATTAAGTTACACACAGAACAAATCATCATTGGCAAGTTCAGGTTCGTTACTCGGCAAATCTATGGGTAACGCTTTAGTAAAGTACGCACAGGCTGAGCAGAGTAATTTCTTAGAACAAAAGAAGTTAGATGCAGCAGCACGCCAAGGCCAAGCAAAAGGTATCAATACCGTAGATGCTGAGGCTGAGCGCACTGGCTGGAAGAAGGCAATCTTCGGACAAGATGAAGGTTACGAAGTAGCGACAGCGCGGGCAGCAGAGAACTCCATACGTGATACGTACTTGGAGGAAGCCACAACTATCGACAATTATGCGGGTATTACACCACAAGAATATCAAGCACGTATGGCAAGTAAACTTACAGAAATGTTAGAGAAGAACCCTAACGATAAGTTATACCGTCAGACCGTAACAGATGCTTGGACGCAAAGAGTTGAGAAGTTAACGGCTAAACAGTATGAAGCTAACACAGCTTACAATCAACTGACTGCCCGCGCCAACGCTGATCGCCAGATTCGACAAGAACTAGACGAAGTACAAGTAGACCTACAGGATGCACGTACACCAGAAGCATTAGCAGAGTTACGCTTTAAGATGGAGGACATTGTTAAAGGTGATAACTTACCTAGTACGATGCACCCTGTTGCAAAACGTAAGGCTGTAAACGATGCAATCTTTTCGTCAATCGCCCAAGGCAACATCGGTGTGTATAACATCATGAAGCAGATGGGCTATGACAAAGAGTTATCGGGTGATGAACGCGCACAGTTAGATTCAGCACTAGGCTCATACAATCAGGATTGGTCGTATGACATTGCAACTAAGTTTGAAGAAGCCGACTTAGCAGCTACTAATGCAGGCACTAACTTAGAAGTTGCCAAGCAGACATGGTACAAGTTAGATGATGAACTTAACGCATTAAAGTTACGTTCATCAGATACACCACAGGCTAAAGCGACATTGGCGAAGTACTTCAGTGCGTCAGCAAACAAAAGATCTATGCTGGAAGATCTACAACAACGACTAGCAACACAAGGCGTTAAAGTAGATAAAGAAGCTGAGAAGCTGGCTGCGGTACGTGAAGCATTACGTACACCATTGATCATTCGTGCAGGTGCCTTATCGGAGATCAGCAGGAACATTGGTACAGTCTCTAAGAAGGACGAGGCAGAAGCATTCGACATGAACTTACTAGACGATGTAAAACGTATGGTAGGTGGTGACGAAGACTTTGACTCTATTCAGATGACAGCAGCCATCATGACAGATCCGAAGTTAGCACGTAGCGTAGGTCAGACTTACAGAAACTCACACGTAGAGAGTCCAGCAATCAAGCGTATGTTTGAGAACATCCTAGGTGGTTATGCCGCAGAAGAGTTCATGGACCCTAACAGTAAACGTGCTACACCAGCATTAGTCACAGCGTTAAGTAGTCTTCGTGCAATCACACAAGACAACTCACGTATGCCATTAGCATCAGAACAAATCGCAGAGTTTAATCTGATTGATCGTGGCATTACAGCGGGTAAGTCAATCCCAACTATCCAAGAAGAAGTAAAGAACTTCAAGGAGAACCGAGGGAAAGTCGAAGGTTGGGCTTTACAATGGCCAGGACTAGAGAAGCAGGACATACCAAGTAAGACAGCTTACGTAAGTAACTTAGTAACTAAAGCAGGTGGCGGTACACCAAGCGGTGCAACACTAGCGAACTACATGACTATCTTTAAGGATGGTCTGCAGGTTCATGGTGGAGACTTCGAGGGTGCCAAGGATTACTTAGAAGACGCTGTAAAAGGTCAGACACTTACGTATAGGGATAAACCAATTCCTAATGGTAAGAAGTTAAACGACATCACAGGTAAGATTAGTTTCGAGCAAACAATGGAGTGGTTACAACGCTCTAAATCTGCTAACGGTGAGACACAGTTTCAATCGTACATCAAGAGACATATCCAACCAGAGATGCGTGACGGTAAACCTTACTGGCCTTCTAACCTGAGTGAAGTAAACTCATGGCGTATGAAAGTAGAAGATGGCTTTGATGGTGTATACATATACATCAACAATACCACTACTCCTTGGCCAGTACGTAAAGAACAGCTAGAGTTATGGGCAGAGACTGCGGCAGATGATGAAGCAGAACAAGCCAAGATTGATGAAGCAGCAAACAAAGCAGTACGTGATATGGTACAACAGCGCGCATCACGTCCATTCTAAATAAGGGAAGGCAATGGCCACAGAACCACAGGTAGACGAATACGAAGACGGCCCAATACAGGAAGAGTCAGCAGACGATACCGACCGCTATTGGCCTTCTCTAAATCAAGAGAACACAGAGTTTGAGGGTAGTACAGGTAAGAAAGCATTAGCTGATACAGACCCATACATGCAGGAGTATGCTGTAGCAACATACCTTAACCAAGGTAATCAGGAAGCTAACTTAAAGCGTCCTTATGTATCAACATGGGACAAGGCAGAGACTAGCTTTAAGAAGTTCAACTGGATGCACAGTAGCCATCAGGCACAACTCCAGAACGCTATGCGAGTTAAGACCCGTGACGTTACAGTATCGAATGATACACTGACAGAAGGTGTGCCAGACTCACAACATGGTTTGATATACCAAGAACGTGACAGGTTCGGTGAATTGGCTGCAATGTCAAAGCGAGACCAACTCCGTGACGTATTGGCCACAAATGCCAAATTTGACGCACTGGACGGCTGGGAGCAGTTCGCTTTCGGTGCTGGTGCCATGTTAGCTGACCCAGTGAATTTAGCCGGTATAGGCGCACTGGTGAAGGTTGAACAGGGTGCCTCAGCCCTCTTCAAAGGCGTCCAGCAGGCTAGTATTATTAATGCTGGCGTCAATGGGGGCAGGGCTTGGGCGGCCAGCAGCGCCATTTCTAACCCACTTAAATTGGCAGGTTACGCCAGTCTAGGGGCGACTGAAGGTGCGATAATGAACGTACCACAGTTAGCACAAGACCCAACATACACACCAACAGATTACATGTATGACATAGCATTCGATGCTACGTTCGGTACAGCAATCGGTGCAGGTGTAATGGTATGGAACCGACCAAAGACTCAAACTCACCAAGAACAGTTAGACGCGAGTTTCCGTAAGTTACAAGATGACTTACAACGACAAGCTGATCCAGTAAAACCAAGGCTAAATCTGACAGAAGGTAACGCCCGTTGGAAAGCACTTGGGGATAAGTTAGGTGTATATAAAGTAGACCTAATCGACTCACCTGAGATGCAAGGTCGGTGGGAAGCACTGGGTAAGAAGTTAGCTGGTAAAACTGATGAAGATGTGATTGCTACACGACAAGCTGAGGTAGATGCAACAAAAGACTTAGTACGTACTAAACGTGCGGAGTTAGCTACACCAGAGGTTAACGCTGCAATGACTCAACTACAAACATTGAAGGATGAGTTTGATACAGCGACACCAGAACGTCAGAAAGAGATTCGTGCAGAAGTAGCACCACTCAACAGTATGATTAAGGCACATCGACTTGCTACTGATACAGATGAAATTAAAGAACTTATGCAGTACAACGAGACTGTACAAGCAGACTTAAACAATCAAGTAGCAGTACAAGAGAAGGGTCTAATTGGTCTACCAGAATTGTATGCAGAACGTGATGCGTTACGTGCAGAGTTCAATACTGTATTAGGTCCGGGAGAGATCAAACCTGGAGTAGCTGATGGTCCGAGTCGTAACGTAGTACCGACAGACTCTAACGAAGTACGTCGCCGTGAGATACGGTTACGTTTAGATAAGATTGATGAACTTGAAAGAGACATCAAAGAAAAGGCTAAACCGAAAGCACCTAGGCGTTATGCAACATTAGCGGAAGTAGCAACTGTTGATAAACAAACATTTGATAATGTAGCGATGACGTTACAAGGTAGATTCAAAAAGAATTCACCTATCTATTTGTTGGTTAATCGCCACCAGAAGTTACTACGTGATAAGAACCTTACACCAGAAGTAAGTGCAGAACTTAACCGCTTGAGTGCTGATATAGTCCGACTACTGAGTGTTACCCCAGAAGGTGCAATACCAGATTGGTTAGACAGTGCAATACGTGAAGCAACCTTTAATCAGAAACACTTTTCCCATAAAAACGTGTTTGATAGCATCTTACATGATGGTACTAGTGATCCAAGGAAGTTGTTAGAAGACTACTTAGATTCACTACGTAGATTAGATATTTGGGAAGGTTATGACGTACAGCCAGTTAGTTCATCTGACTTCTTTAGAGAGAACAGCGAATGGTTGAACCCCGAGGTGGACGCACGACTCGCCGAATCAGGTGATGTAGACTTCATGCAGACGTATATGTCAGCAGAGTTATCATTCCTTCGGGACGTAACAAAGCTGAACGAGTTTGTCAAAGATGCACCAGAGCTAAAAGATCTTGTAGAAGAGTTAAACGGTTTCGTAATGACGCGGTTGACTCAGAAGGAGATTGAGAACGCTCACTTCATATCACAAAACGATATGGAAGAAATATCTGAGACAGTACGGGAACAGCTACGTGAGTGGGGTTACGTCAGAGGCACACAAGACTACGCAGATAAGTTCGGTGAACTTTATCGTGGTATTGTCGAACAAGCTAAGACAGATGCAAAGATGCCAGAGTGGGCCGACAGTCGTGAGTCTTGGGGTAAGTCAGTACGTATGACACCAGATGATATACTGCGTCAGGTGAAGCGTGAAGGTTACGTGTCAGGTACACAAGAGTTCAAAGACCGGTTTAGAGAACTATCTAAATCAGGAGAACGTGTTGCTGTACCGAAAGAAGTTAACGTCATGGGTAAGCGTAAGTCGCGTGTTATAAGTACAGCGCGGACAGACACATTAGATCGTGATGAGATTAACGCAGCACAAGACTATTACGCAGGTAACGACGCAGACCCACAAGCTGATAAAGCTGTACGAGAGACCCAACTAGACTTAGTAGTAGATGAACCAGATGCAGGCTTACTACCTAAACATATGACATCTATTAGAACTGAATCAGTGTACGATACGCCTACGTTAGAGAATATCAAGCGTATGCGTAACTTACTCCGCACACAAGCGACTACACAAGCACAACGATTACAGGTAAAAGCAGCTATCACAGAGGTTGATACCGTTAAGCGGATGGAAGCAATTATTAAAGGTATTAAGCGGAACAAAGCAGAAGTTGTTCAGCGAGCCGTTAATAGTCGTAACCTGATGAACATGGTAGATGTTATCCGTGCCAGTGAAATGGTTGCTCGTGAGGAAGCTGAGTTAGTAGCAAGTAAGCCAGAACCTAAGAAACCCGCGGCTAAGAAGGAAGGTGAACCTGTCAAGGAACCAACTTTCAAAGAGCAGGTAGCAGAGATCCCACCGAAACCGTTAACAGAAGAACGTATCGAATTGCTTAATCCAAAGATTGAGCGAGAAGTACCAGTAACACCTGTTGAACTTGCAGCC